CCTGATGGATCAGCAGATTGATGGCGGCTTCGCGGAAAGCAAAGAACGGGATCCGCTCGCTGTGCCGGAAGTAGAACTCCACGATAGCCTGCCACGCCTTGATGAGGTTGTCCTCAATTGAGAGACGATCGGCCCAGCGCACCGTGGAGTCATACTCGGTGCTGGCATTGCCATAAAATTGGACGTCAGAGACCATCCGCGGAAGGATCTGCCTGACGTATTCGCCGCTGCCGAGGACCAGGATGGCGGCGCGAGTCGGGCGTAACTTGCCGCCTTGCTCGGCTAAGAAGCCCCAGTTCCGGAGAAACGTAAGGTCATCCGGAGCATTGTCCCTGCCAGGATTGCTCGCGGCAAACCGCGCGCGATACCAGCGCACGGAGCTTTCATCGAAACAGCGATCGATATCAACGTCGAGAAGCTCTGCGTCGTAACGAGTATCGGATGCGTCGCGCATGAATCGCATCAGTTCATCGATATTGCGCATTGTCATTCCCCTAGATCATTCAGCGGCCACAAGCTGACCATTCGTATGCACCTTGGCAAAGCGGCTCTTGAGCGCGCCATGCGCCACAATGACGATATCAGCCTTGGCCTTGCTGCTAAGTCCGCCACAAGCATGGCAAGCGGCGCAATTGGTTTTCACGCCTGCTTCTTTGGACGCGGGGCAAATGACTTCCTTGGCTTGCTTAGCCTCGCCTGCAAGGCGGGAACGAAACGTGCGCCAGCCCTTGGCCTTTGCGTCCAGATAGTCTTGCGCATTGTCACAAGACGCCATGCACAAGGCCTTGAAGCCTGCAAAGCGCGGGTCGCGCCATTGATGCGTGTAGCCAGTGTGAGAGCGCGCCTTGAGAACGCAAGCCTGCCAGACGAACAGAGGAATAGCCGTAGGATCACCATAGGTCCCAAGGCGGAAATCCAAGCCAGCGAACAGATCCGGGAGGATTGCCGGATCATAGTCCAAGCCCGGCATGGCATAGCGCCCGCGCTCATAGGCCCGATAGACCGATTGAACCGATTGCGCCACATTGACATAGCAAGCGCCTCCAAGGGAACGACGCTGTGGACAATTGCCACAGATTGCATAGTCCTTGGCTTGATCGATAGCCGCAAGCGGGGACATATCGGCCCGAATGATAAACGTCTGGACCATTGCGCCAGTCTTTTCGTTACCGCTGCTAGCCGCAATGCGGTTCGCAATGGCCACAACGGTTTCCGTGTTGAGCATCGATGGACCCTTGTACAGGATCACTCCCGCGAATTGTCCCTTGCGTAATGCCTTGCGCATATCATCAGCATGGCGGATCATATCTAGTTGTGTGCCCCGAATAACCACGTTAGCGCCTAGTTTGCTCTTGGCATATTCGATTGCCGCTTGTTCCGTGAGTTGCATTTTGTTTGCTTCGTGTTTCGTTGTGTCATTTCCTGTTGCCTATATGCTCACAAGTAGCCGAATGGGTCAAGGGGCCAAATGTATTTTTCGCATCTTTTCGATCACGAAATGTTACAGATTGTTACCGCAATGTGAGCGCATGGGCCTGTGGTTCGTCCGATCATATATGATGACTATCATCTAAACCAGCGTATAAGGACATAAAGCTTCCTTTATATGCAACCTATCGAATATCTTTATGGCTATCGTCCATCAGTGTGCTGACATAGCGTGCAAGGATGTGACAAGCTTGTATCTCGCAACGTAATCAATAGGTTACGCTGGCCGCGAGGGGAAACGTGGGGGGACAGAGGGGGACAGGGGGACCCTAAGCCATTGTTTTTCCTTAGAGGACCCTCCCCCCCTAGTTTCAAAAATCGAGCTAAAGTCTGGCTCGGCGGCGAGACTATCCCGTGCAGTGAAATCCAAATGAGCCTCTCGGGGGCCGGGGGCGTCCCATCGCCTCGCCATGTTTTCGCCACGATCTAGAGCCTCAAACAGCCCCCGCCCGTCCCCATCTGGCACATTTCGTGCATAAGGCACCTGAAGCTTCTTTTTGCTAACCAAATCAAACACTTACAGTACAAAAAGCGTATTTTTCCGTCTATATGTATAGAAGAGTGTCTTTTGATGCACTCACGAACCCGATTAGTGGCCACAGGGACCAAGATGTCCCGCACAAAATCATTGCCACATTTCCGAATCACCTAATGGTTTCCATTTATGTCCCTTGAGACCGCATCGTTTATCTCGCAGCTAAACTCTGCGAACCCGCCTGGCGGTGATCCAGTGGCAAACGCTGCGGATCACTTGAGGCTCATCAAGTCAGTTCTCCAGTCCCAGTTCCCGAACTTTGGGACCTCGCAGGTAACGCCCACCGCCCAGCAGTTGAGCAACAATCTTGTTCCTGTTGGCGGCATCCTAATGTGGTCCGGCAGCATCGACACGATCCCCTCAGGGTGGGGCCTCTGTAACGGTTCGACCTACGCCAAGCTGGACGGATCGGGGGATCTCACGGCTCCCGACCTGACCGACAAGTTCATCCTCGGTGCAGGCGGCGCGTACTCGCCGGGATCCACGGGTGGCTCCTTCACGGCCTCCAGCACCTTGGCTATCGGCGATACGTCCCTGACGATTGACCAGTTGCCAAACCTCCCGGTCACGATCAGAGACACTGGGCACTCTCACGGAATCTCTGATCCGGGCCATAACCACGCGGATAACGTGGGTGGTCAGGTCGCCGTCAACTTCGGTGCAGGCACATACGTCTGTGGGTGGTCTGCTGGTTCCCGTGATTCCGGCAACGGTACGGGCATCTGGATCAACTCGAATACGACCGGCATCACCGCGTCCATCAGTGGACCCGCTGGTAACGCTCACGGTCACTCCCTGACTGGCACCATTACAGCTATCCCTCCGTATTACGCCCTCGCCTTCATCATCAAGCTCTAAGCACAGGCATACTATGGGGGACTATAGGGGGTACTCTAAGTGTACATAAGGATACCTTAAGTTCCTTTAGTCCTTAAGTCCCTACTATAGTTATATTTATTGTGTTCCAAACTTAAGGATACTAAAGGAACTATAAGTGACTATTAGTCCTCTAAGGAAGCTTGGTCATTTTGGTGTTAATACCGATACTGACCCTTTCGACCTCCCTTTGGGGACCTTTACGTTCGCTGCCAATGCCCGCTTCGAGGACAATAGGATCTCTCGCGGTCCTGTGTGTGGCTTCGTGGGTTCCTTCAGCAATCAATCCAACAACCCTGAATATGTCATCGCGTACAGGCAATCCTCGGGTGCCGCGCGGATGCTCATTGCCAAGCAGGACGGGACCGTCAATGACTACACCCCCGGTGGCTCTGAGACCGACATATCGGCCTCCGGCTGGTCCCCCGCAGGGTTCTCACAGGCATACACAGGCACCGCCATCAATGATGTTGTGTACCTGAACAGGCCCGACCGTGTTCCTTGGTTCATGCTCAAGGGAGGCACCTCGTTTGCCCCGCTGACCAACTGGAACACGAATTGGCGCTGCCAGTCCCTCCGCTCGTTCAACGGCCAGCTTGTGGCCCTCAACGTGACTCAGGCTGGCGTCTCGTACCCGACGATGGTTGCGTGGTCTGACTTCACGGTCTGGCGGGCTGTCCCCGGCACCTGGACCGCAGGGACCACCAACTCGGCAGGCTCCAACGTCCTCAGCGACCTTGGGGATCCACTTGTCGACGGTCTGGCCCTCAGGAACACCTTCGTCCTGTATAGCAACAACGAAACGTGGAGCATGACGCCCACTGGCGGCTCCGACGTGTTCAGCTTCAACCGCCTGTTCAATGGCTGGGGCCTGCTGTCTCAGAACTGTGTCGCTGAGGTCAACAACGTCCATTACGTGTTCGGCTACGACAAGATCTGGCGACACGATGGGTTCACCCCTCAGGACATTTCGTCTGGCCGTGTGAAGAACTTCATCTACGAACAGATGGACAAAGCCAACGCCTGGCAGTTCTTCACGGTCCATATGCCCCGCCGCAGCGAGGTCATGTTCTGCTACAGGTCCATCGACCCGTACTGCGCCTTCAAGATCAACGACGCCAACAATTATCAGGGCTGCAACAAGGCCGCTGTGTACAACTATCGGGCTGATACGTGGTATTTCTACGATCTGCCGTATGTTACCAGCGCGGGCTTTATGACCCCTTCGGCTGCTACGACCTACACTGGTCTCGGCTCGATCACCTACACCACGATTGGTGGCTCCTACAGCACCTACGGCGACACCTCGAAGCTTGTGTTTTACTTCGTGTCGAACGCTGCGCCCTCCTATGGGATCACCGCAGGCGTCCGGTCCTTCGAGCTTCCAGGCACGGTCTACGTGACAGGCACGATTGGAACCAATTCGAGTCCTTCGGTGGCCCTGTACATCAGCCAGATGGCTCTGGACGAGCTTGGCGCGGACATTCGCGGCTACAAGGTCCTCAAGAGTATCTATCCCGAAGGACGCTTGGCACCCAATTCAGTGCCCATGCAGTTCTACTTCAGCGCCTCGGACTATCCGAACGTCCCTGCACCGCAGTACGACGACCCAATGACCTTCGACGGAGGATCATTGTACCAGTTGGACTACATGACGGCGGGTCGTTTCCTTGGTCTGAAGATCATACACAATGATGTCACCCAGTTTTCGCTTAGCGGACTGGATGTTGACTTCCAAGTTACAGGTCACAGATGACGACTACCTCCAAACCTGTGCGCCCTTACAAGCACATCAGGCAACCTACGGACGACAATTCGCTCCGACAGTGGCTTGAGACTGAACTGGCCAATATTCAGCGTACCCTGAACGACATTCTGACGACGCTGAAGGCTAACGGGCTAGCGTCCTGATGGACCCTATCCGCTCTGAGCGGGTGGTAATCCATTCAGAGCCGGATTTTGACGTTTCATACGATACGATAGACTTCGGGGAAGGCAAGGTAATGTACCTTGTCCACCTCGATGTCTATTATTTCGACAAATCGACCCTTAAACGACTGCATTGGGCGTTCGATAAGTACCGGCCCACGTTACCGCCCATTATTTTCGCGCAACCATCAGAAGACAGCCCTAAGTTCGAGCGTTTTGTGTCTCGATTCGGCTTCAAGTTACTGGGCGACTGTTGGTGTGATGACGGCTCTAACCGTCGAATATTCGTTCATTACAGGAAATTAGATGGGTGAGCAGAAGACTACGCAGGACTCCAGTTCGCAGCCTTGGATTTTCCAAGCTCCGTACTTGATGAACGCGTTCAACTACGCGCAAAACGACTACAATAACCAGATGGCGCAGGGTTCCTACAAAGGGAACTACATTGCGCCCACCAACGCCAACCAGTACAACGCCGCTAACAGCCAGTACAACACGGCTATGGGCGCTTCGACCGATAACAACCAGGCCATTGCGAACCAAGGGTACAACCTTATGGGCGCAGGCAATGGTGCGCTCAGTGAATCCCTCGGCGGCTACAGCAACTTCCTTGCGAACAACACTCCGACCAACCTGACGAACACCGCAAACCAGATTGCGAGCGGGTTCAACCTTCAGGGTCAGGTCGACAGCGCGATGCAGGTGGCTAACCGAAACGCCGCAGAGAACACGCTACCCAATCTGTATCGCTCGGCGGCTGGAAACGGCAACCTCAACAGCGACCGAACGGCCCTTGCTCAGGGTGTGGTCCAGCGGGGCCTTCAGGAGCAGGCGGGGAACCTCGCGGCTCAATTCGAGAACCAGAACCTCCAGACGGGTCTCCAGCAGGCTAACACGCTTAGCCAGCAGAACCTCGGCGCTCTATCGAACCTCGGCTATCTCGGCCAGGGGATCGGTCAGTCTGGTCTCAACGCCCTCAGCACCAACATCAACAACTCGGGGGCCATCGCCAATCAGGCACAGCAGGGCGCGAACGAAGTACAGGCCCTCGACCAGTCGAACCTCAACAACCAGATCCAGCAGTACCAGCAGAACCAGAACTTCCCGTGGCAGGCCCTCCAGAACTACATGAGCGTAGTCGGCGGCAACAACTGGGGTTCTCAGAGCCACGGTACACAGACGACCACGCCTAGTGGCCTGTCGATTGCTGGCGGTGTCCTTGGGGCGCTCGGCGGACTATTTGGATAAGGAAATCTAATGGCTGACGATACCGAAGAAGACGACAACGGCTCTTCGCAGGCTCAAGCCCCGCAGCAGCCGTTTAGTGTCGCTCAGGCGGTCTACAGCGGCCTTGTCCAGCGTGGCGTGAAGCCCGAAGTAGCTTATGGCGCTCTCGGTTCCCTTATGGGCGAGTCGGGCCGCTCTCTGAATACCGGCGCAATCAACCGTGGCGACGGCGCGGATGGATCCAATTCGCTTGGCTTTGGTCAGTGGAACGGTCCTCGCGCCCGTAACCTTCAGGCCACTGCGCAGGCGATGGGTCTCGGCTGGAACTCCGGTCAGGCTCAGGTCACCCACCTGTTCAATGAGTTGGACGGTAAGTACAAGGATGGCAACTACAGCCACGTCCTTGATGCGCTCAAGAACGCCAACTCTGTCTACGATGGCACCAACATCTGGACCCGTAATTACGAGGTCCCGGCGAACGCTGACCAACAGGTCCAGATCCGACTGGCCCATGCTCAGGCGCTCGCTCAGGGTGCTGCTCAAGGTACTCTGGATCTCTCCAAGATCGGCTCGTTCGATGGTGGCGACCAGAATATGCCTAACTACCGGAACTTCCAGGCTCAGGCCGGTCAGGGCGCTTTAAGCCCCACCGGCATGACGGGTGATCTTGGCGCGCTCTACAGGTTCGCTCAGGAACAGTCTCAGCCCACGCTCGGTCAGCGACTTGCCGCCGCTGGCGCTGCGCTGGCCTCGATCAGCAGCCCCTCACAGGCCTCGGTCATCAAGGGCATCGTTCCGCAGGGCCAGAGCAACAACAGCAAGCTGGACGCCATGATTAAGGCTCTTGCGCTCCGCAAGCAGCTTCAGTCGACTCAGCAGGGCAACGCTCTGTCATTTCAGGGTCTCACCAAGGACGGCACTCCGTACTACACGGATCCGAACACCGGCAAGGTTGTGGATAGCAACGGTCAGGTTATCGATGCGGCCTCGATGCAGAAGCACTCGGTCGCCCCGGATACCAACGACGGCACCACGGATAACCCGAAGCTGGTCGATCAGTACAACAAGGCCACTGCGGCCATGCAGGATGCTGCTCAGAACAAGGACGAGGTCCTCGGGCTGAACAAGGATCTTGTAACCAACCCGGAAATCGCCAAGAGCCTCAACGCCACCGCCTCGATGCGGACGTGGATGGACAACGCGCTGGGTCAGGCCAAGCCTGAAGATCTGTGGCAGAAGAAGTTCCAATCGGCTGTGAACAACTACGTCCTGCTCATGCAGCGTATCACCCCCGGTATGCGCTCGGATAAGGGCCGTCAGGTCGAACTGGACTCGATTGCTCCCAACGGCGCTATGAACGATCCGGCGGCGGCTCAGGAAGTCCTCAACCGCATGACCAATCGCCTGAACACGGCCTATGGCTCCAGCCTCTCGGCTGCTCAGGTGCTTAATGGCATCGCTCCGAAGACCTTCGGCAACATTACGGGTGCTGACGGCAGTCCCATGCCGCTCAACGACTATCACACGGCTCGCACGAAGAGTTGGAAGGAGACTCAGGACCAGATCGACAAGGCTCTGCCTGACTTCCTCGCGGCCCATGCGGCGCGTTCCGGCCAGACCAAGCCTGTGTCCCGTGTTGACCAGATCCTTAACTGGATAGGAAACCAGAACAACCAATGAGCATTTCGTCGGACGAACTAACTCAACTTCGGGCGAAAGCGTCCGACGATCAGATCCTTAATGGTCTCGCCGCTACTGACCCGAACGATGCAAACGACATCAAGGCGCTGAAGAGCAAAGGTCTCAACAGCACTCAGATCCTCAACGGCCTGTCCAAATATCAGGACAAGTTCGGCAGCAGCCAGCAACCTAACACCCCTCCCGCTCTCGGAATGATGGCTTCGGCACTCAACGGTGCCAAGCATATGGGTGAAGGCCTGGCTTATGGTGTCGGTAATTTGGCTGACATGGTGGGGGCTACCTCCAAGGCCACCGGCCTCGGTGATGGCTCTACGTCAGCCGCAGTTTCTCGGATTGCCCACGGCATCGCAGACCTCGACGGACCCTATAAGTCCGCCGCCAGCGAGCTTTCGCTCGACCCTCGGACGTGGACCAATATCCCCCGTGTGGCCATCGAGTCGGCCCCCTATGCGGCTGCGTTGGTCGGTGCGGCTGCTATGGCCCCCGAAGAGGCCGGTTTGGCTGCTGGCGTCGGCGCAGGGTCCCTTCTGCATCTAGGTCAGAACGCTGAGGCCCGCGCAAAGAACAATGGGCGCGACACGGTCTCCAATTCGGACCTCCTTGCGGCTGCTCCCGGCTCCATCGCTCAGGGTGCTTTCGACTATGCAGGCGCTCGCCTCTTGGGTGGCGAAGGGCTTCCCAAGGTCACTGGCGCTGGCCTCCCGGCCCTCAAGCAGACCGCAGCGAACGTCGCGCGCACCGCAGGCGTCAACGCGGCGGCTGGTGGCGCATCGAACCTTGCGGGTCAGATCGGAACCACCGCTGGAACCAATGCTGGACTGAGCGTCGATCCCAATGAGGTCGGACAGTCCGCTCTGGCCAGTGGTCTCGCGGCAGGCGCGCAGAAAGCGACCCTTTCGCTCCCTGAGATCCGGGTCAGCCAGAAGATGGCAGGCCTCGACAAGGACATTCGCGGCGAAGTGGCCCGCGACATGGACAGTACGCTGATCTCTGGCAATCCCAACGATCCCAAAGACACTGGCACGGTCCTTACCAACTCGGCTAACGTCTACTCCAAGCAGACCAACGACGCTCTGTCGGCGGCTAAAGCCCAACTCAAGGCTCTCCAGAAGAACAATCAGGGCACGAACGGTCTGGACGAACAGATCGACCTAGCCACGAACCTGATGACCAATCTGCGCTCCAAAGGCACCAAGCTGGACGATGCGCAGATCGAGGAAGCCAAGAAGACACTCGACCCCTCTCTCCTCACGCCTCTCCTCAAGCTCAACCTTGTGAAGCAGCTTCAGGACCAGGCTGGCGAGTTCTCCAAGCCCGGCGCACAGCTTAACAGCTTCGACGCCCTGCGCGCCCTCCATCAGGCCAAGCGGTCGATGTTTGAGGGTGGTATTGCGGGAGCCATCACGCACAACCCGCTGCTCGGCGCTGCGTGGGCCGCTGCTCCCTTCGTGCTTGCAGGCGTCAAGGGCGTGGGTAACGTCCTGAACCGCAACGCTCACACCGTTGGCGACTTTGTGTCCCGCTTCAGGGACGAGAATGGACCCCTCAACGGCACCATTCTGCCTCCCAATCCGGCTCCTCCGGTCCAGCCGCCTCCGCAGGGTGGCCCGCAGACTCCTGCCGGTCCTCCGGGGCTTCCCGCGCCTCAGATTGGCGCTCAGGCGGCTCCTACGGCCTTACCGAACTATTCCAATGTGATCCAAGCTGGTTCTCCTGCTCGGCCAACCGGGGAAAATCTACCGTATCAACTAATGGCCCTTAGGGCGGCGATGGCAGGGACCAACCCTTCAGCCGCACCTGAGGCTCCGGCACCTCAGCCCGCTCCTAGTCCTATTGAGGAAGCCGCTGCGCGCCATGCTGCCCACCTGAAGGCTATGTCTTCGGGTCTGGCCAAGCAGAAAGCTGCTGCGGACCTCGCTGCGGCCAAGGCTGAGTACGAGAAGCGCCAGGCTGTTGCTGCGGCTTCCGGTAAGGTCGTTGGTCAGATGAGTCCCGAAGCCCTCGCCAACGTAGGCAGGGGCGTTCCAGAAGGCTCTCAGGAGGCCGCTGGCGGCTCTCAGGCCGTTTCGGCTACGGTAGGTGCGCTAAAGGCTGCAAAGGCCTCCAAGGGCCTCCAGAAGCCCGCAGAAGCGCCCTCGAAGGACGAAGGGTACGCCAACGAGGTCTCCAGCAAGGATCACGTCAAGATCGACACTGAATATGGCACCAAGATCCGCCATGTCAGCCAGATCCGCAAGGGGACGAAGGAGGCCGGTACGCTCGGCCACGCCTTGTCCGCTGGTATCTCGGCCCACGGCGCAATCCGCCATGAGATCACTGAGAGCGCCAAGAAGGTCAATCTGTCGCCAAAGGGCCGCTCGCAGATCGTGAGCGCCATGAACCGGCTCCACGTCATCAATGAGCGTCCAAGCAACGGAACCCGCCAGACGGCGCGTGAAGGGCTTAGGGAGGCTATTAGTGGCTTCAGTGAGGCCGATCAGGCGAAGCTGATGAAGCACTTCGAGACGGCGAAGACCAAGGAAGGCAAGCAGTTCTTTGAGGACGGCTGGAAGTTCGGTAACGCCGAAGAGAAGGCTGTCCACGAAAAGAAGACCGCAGCCATCGCCAAGGCTCGCATCACGAAGTCTCAGAAGAAGGCTAAAGAATGAAGCGTGTTATCCACATTGGTGAGGGTAAACACGTCGAAATAGAGGAGGGGGCCATCAACGCGCCTCCTCCCCCGCCTCCCCCGCCTCCCAAGAAGCAGGGACCCAAAGACAACCCTCATCCTAAGGCTATCCGTCCGTACAATCCATGTAATCCCGGCGTCCATACGCACAAGAAGCAGACCGTACCCGGTTATGCTGAATGGCTGAACCTCCGGCATCAACAGACCAAGGCGCACTCTCAGAACATGGGCAGGACGCTTGGTCAGCACGTCGGTATGACAAGGAAAGCCAATGAAAAAGCATGGAGGAAAGCGGAAAAACAGGTGAAGAAGGATATGGAAACCATCAAGAAGGCAGGGATTGATCTTAACGCTGCTGCCGAAGAGGCGCTCGAAGCTACTCTTTTGCTTATGCGGAAGCCCGGCGATATTCGCCTGAGGCTCGCTGCGGCGCGTCAGGTCCTCGAATGGACCAAGGCCAAGCCCGTCGCCAAATCGGAAGTCACCATCAACAAGGCTGAGGAGTGGCTTGCTTCTCTAGCCAAGGAAAGTGATGATGGATCAGAAACTGGCGCAGATTCGTAAGCGCCTTTTAGAAGACTTTGAGTATTACGCATCAAAAGCAATTTTGATCCGAACGAAAGACGGTGAGGTCAAGGCGTTTAACCTCAACCGCGTACAGAAGAAGCTCCTTCGACAACTCACCGCGCAGTATGCGGCAACTGGAAAGGTCCGTGTTGTCATCCTTAAGGCCCGTCAGCAGGGCCTTTCCACTTTCGTTCACGGCTGGCTCTACTGGTTCCTGAGTCAGCACAAGGCCAAGAAGGGTCTAGTGGTCGCGCACGTCGCTGACTCGACCCGCGCCTTGTTCGATATGTACAAGCGTACCCATGAGAATGTCCCTGAGCTTCTAAAGCCCTCCACGAAGTACTCTTCGAGGCGCGAACTTTCCTTCGATGCTCTCGATACGTCTCTCATGGTGGCTACTGCGGGCGGCGACTCGATTGCCCGTGGTGAAACCATCACCCACGCACACCTATCTGAGGTGGCCTTTTGGCCTAAAGCAACCGCTGCTGACAACCTCAACGCGCTCATGCAGGCCATCCCTAATACGCCTGATACCGCAGTGTTCGTGGAAAGCACCGCCAACGGTATGTCTGGCCCCTTCTATGAGCTTTGGAAGGGTGCTGTGGATGGATTGAACGGCTTCATTCCGTTCTTCAGTCCGTGGTTTGACTCGGACGAGTACCGCGAGCCTGTCCCTGAGGACTTCGAGCGGACCTTCGAGGAAGAGGACCTGGTCCTTAAGTACGGCCTCGACAATGAGCAGCTTATGTTCCGTCGCAGGCGTATCGCCATCAACGGGCGCGAAGCGTTCATGCAGGAATACCCGTCGAACGCTGATGAAGCTTTCATTAGCTCCGGTCGACCTGTGTTTAACCCTGAGCAGATACACGAAATGCTCGGTAACGCCCCGGAACCTATGTACCGAATGGCTCTTGAGGGCGCTCGTTTCGAGAAGCACCCTAGAGGCGAACTCTTTGTCTACCACGAAAAAGACCCCCAAGAGATTTATTACATCGGGGCTGACGTTGCTATGGGACAGCGAAACGGAGACTTTTCGGTCGCCCAAGTTCTGGACAGCCACAAGCGTCAAGTTGCCGTCTGGAGAGGACATATCCATCCAGATTTCTTCGCAGATACTCTGTACTGGCTCGGAACTTACTACAACGAAGCCAGAATTGCAGTTGAGTCGAATAACCACGGTATCCTGACAGCCATTCGTCTCGGTAGGGACCTGTCGTATCCGAATATCTTCACTGATATCGCTGAAGGTGAACTGAACGACAAAGAGTCCATCAGGATCGGCTTCCAGACCAATGCCCGCACAAAGCCCCTGATTATTGATCGGCTTCGCGGCTCTCTGCGTGAGCGTGAAATAGAGATCAACGACAAGACCACGCTGCGTGAAATGCTCAGCTACATTGTGACTGAGAGCGGTAAGATGGAGGCCGAAGAAGGCAACCACGACGACTGCGTCATGTCTCTCGCTTTGTGTAATCACATACACGATGGCGTGTTTACGCCCATCACTGTTACTGACGAATATTACGTGCCAGTCATTTAAGGAAAGCAATGGATAAGAGTCAACTGGACGAAAAGTCCATTGGCGTTATCATCGACAATAAGATCAAAGCCTCGGTGGCTTGGTACAACTCGAAGCTGTCGATGGAGCGCGAAAAGGTCATCGGTTACTACAACGGTGATCTTCCTAAGAAGCAGAAAGAAGGCTCCAGCGGCTACGTCTCGAATGATGTTTACGACTCCGTAGAGGCTATGAAGGGCCAACTTCTGGAGACGTTTGCGTCAGGCTTCCAGATCGTCAAGTTCGATCCGCAGAACCCTCAGGACGTTGAGTCCTCCCGTATCGCCACGCTCTACACGGACTATGTGGTCCACAGGCAGAACAACGGCTACCAGATCTTCAACGATGCTATCCATGATGGTCTGACGGCCCGTGCGGGTGTCGCCAAGATCTGGTGGGATGAACGGTACGAGTACCGCGACGAAGAGTTCGATGGTCTCCCGGTCGATCAGGTCGAGGCCCTTGCGTCCCGCAAGGAGGTCAAGGAGCTTGAGGCCGAACAGGACGAGGAAACAGGCCTTTTCAAAGGTAAGCTGACCCATAAGATCGACGTGTCTCAGGTCCGCATCGAGATTGTGAACCCGGAAGAGTTCTCCATCGAGCCTGAGGCCAAAGAGCTTAGTGGCGAGTACTTTACGTGTCACTCGACCGTCAAGACCCGCGCTGAGTTGATCCGCGAAGGCTACGACAAGGACAAGATCAAGCGCATCAACGACGAGGACCGCTACGGCCAGGACATGGCTCCTGAGAAGCTGGCTCGCTTCCGTCAGTTTGAGACCAACATCTTCGCCAAGCCTGACAACGGTCAGGAAGAGCGTGAGTACGTCTTGGTCCATGAGTGCTACATGAAGCTGGTCCGCAAGGGATCCGAAGGTGAGCGCCTGTACAAGGTAGTTCGGGCCGGTAGTGAGACCTTGGATATTGAAGAGGTCGAAGAGCTTCCGTTCATTGCCTTTGTGCCTCTGCCGATCCCTCACAGCTTCTACGGCAACAACTTTGCGGCCAAGGTCATCCAGACGCAGAACGTCCGCTCGACGCTGACCCGTCAGATCATCGACCACGCTAACATCACGAATAACCCGCGCTACACTGTGGTCCGTGGGGGCCTTACGAACCCGCGCGAGCTTCTCGATAACCGCCTCGGTGGTATCGTCAACGTCACGCGCCCGGATGCAGTCAATCCGCTGCATCAGGGCAGTCTGAACCCCTTCACGTTCCAATTGCTTCAGTTGGCTGAGGCGAACAACGAGAAGACCACTGGTATCTCGACGCTGTCTCAGGGTCTCAACAAGGACGCCATCAGCAACCAGAACTCGCAGGGCATGATTAATGACCTTGTGAACCTCTCGCAGACCCGCCAGAAGGTCATTGCGCGCAACTTTGCGTTCAACTTCTTGGTCCCTCTGTATCTCCGCGTCTACAAGCTGGTGCTTGAGAACGAGAAGAAGCAGAAGATCGTTGAGCTTGCTGGTAACTGGGTACAGATCGATCCGCAGACGTGGAAAGAGCGCAAGACGTGTACCGTCAGCTTCCACCTCGGATACGGTGAGCAGGCCCGCGAGGCGCAGAAGCGTATGCAGTTGGCCGCTATGGTCATGCAAAGCCCTGCCGCGCAGATGTTCCAGCCCAAGGGTATGTTCAATTACGTGTCGGATATCTTCAAGCTCGAAGGCATCCATAACGTCACTGATTACATCACGCCGCCCGATCAGCTTCCGCCTCCGCAACCGGATCCATTCAAGGTTCAGGAGATGAAGAACGAGTCGACCAAGGCTCAGGCTGCTCTCATTACGGCTCAGGCCCACCAGGCTAAGGTCCAACTTCAGGCTCAGTTTGAGCAGAAGAAGATGGCTTATCAGGCTGGTCAGGATCACATCAAGAATAACCTCGCGGTGACTGAGGAGAAGCGCAAGGTTCACGAAACGGCCAATAGGATCGACATTGCTCAGCGCGAAATGCACTTGACCGAAACCACTCCGTCCAAGGACGAAGCTATCATTTCTCCAAGTGGATAACTATGAGCATACTCGATTTTCTGAATTTACCCGTTACGGCGGCTAACGCCACGGCCAATCTGGCCAGTGCGCCCAATACGCCCCCGGTGATGACCTCAGGAAACCCCTCGCTGAACATGATGGACCCGCTGGCTGCGGCGGGTCTCCAACAGAACGCTCAGGCTCAAAATCAGGGCGCTCAGTTCGCGCAGGGTCTCCAACTGTACGACCCTCAGAACATTCCGGGGGGCCTCAACCTCCCGGTCCTTAATCCCCCTACGCCCCCGCAGCGGCCTGCGGCTGGCGCTGGCCTTCAGGCCTTCAACAATAGCCTGAAAAGCGGCAACAACGTCCCTCTGCCTCCCCCGCGTCCGCAGAATATCCAGGCGAACCCCACGGCTACCCAATTGCTGTCCGGGGCGGGCAAGAACGGGCATGGCTTGTTTAACAACCTGTTTGGCCTCAACGATCCTAATTGGAACGCCAAGCAGCACGGTCTACTGGCCAACATGGGGCATACTTTCGGTATGTTTGGGAGTGGCCTTAGCAACCTCTTTGGTGGTGGTCAGGCCTCGACGCCCGTTCAGGGTGTCTCTTCGGATCAGCAGCAGCCTCTTATGATTGCTGCGGCCCCCGCTGACACCAATCCGCTTGCCGGTATCTTCTCAGGCCTATTCGGAAGCTAACACAAATGGACGCCGAAGAACTCATTCGGCGTGGCGAACAGGCTCGGCTCATCCTTGAGAGTGAGGACACTATGTTCTTCTTCAGGGATGAGCTTGAGCGCATCAAGCAAGCCTCGTTTAACACACAGCCCGAAGAGGGAAAACTGCGCAGCGAACTGTATTATCGCCACCATGCCCTCTCGGAATTTATCAATTCACTCAAGGCCTACCAGACGGCGGCTGAAGAACTACTGGCTGAGCTTAAGGCCAAAGAACAAGCGAAAGAAATCGACTGATGACGATTGCTACCCATACGGGCGCAACTGAAACTGAAATTACTGGCGGCGTCTTTGATGCTGCTGACGCCTTCCTCGCGCGTATTAAAGAAAAGGGCGCTGAAAAGCTACCCGAAGAGAACGAAGAGGAAGAACACCACGAAGAGCAGGAAACCGAAGCTCCTGAGGCTGACGAGGAGTCCACCGACGAAAGTCCAGAGGACGAGTCCGAAGATAACGAAGCTGAGGAAACTGAAGAGGAAGCCTCCGACGACGACGAGAAACCTTCAAAGGCCAAGAATGAAGATGACGACGTTGTTGTGAAGATCAAGGTTGGCGACGAGGAACATGAAGTCCCCGTCAAGGACCTTAAGCGCCTCTACGGTCAGGAAGCTGCTCTTACCCGCAAGTCCCAAGAAGTGGCTGCACAGCGCAAGCAGTATGAAGAGCTTGGTGCTAAGCAGACGGTCGCCCTGCAAACGATGCTGAACCGCGCTATGGAGCGCGCTAAGCCCTACGAGCAGATCGACTTTCTGACCCTTGCGAAAGACCCCAATATTACCGGCGAGGAACTGTCTGCCCTCCGCAGCGAAGCACAGAAAGCCTTCGATGACGTGAGGTTCTACAGCCAGGAACTCGACACCGTGTATCAGACGGCCCAGCAGCAGCGTCAGCAGACGCTTCGCCAGCAGGCCATTGAGGCGCACAAGGTCCTGAACGACCCTGAGAAGGGTATTAAGGGCTGGTCGCAGGCCTTGTACGACGAGATCCGTTACTTCGCCATCGGAAATGGTATCGACGCGAATTTCGTTAACGAGATCACCGATCCTGCCGCCATCAAGCTGATCCACAAAGCCATGCTGTTCGACAAGGGTCAGAAGGCTCTTGAGAAGACCACGAAGGTCATCAAGACCCCCAAGAAGATCCTCAAGTCTGGCAGCACTGAAACCTCTAACAAAGCAAAGCCTGACAAGAGTGCAGCGGCCAAGGAAGCCCTCGCTCGTACTGGCTCGGTCGATGCTGCGACTGAATTGTTCTTCTCGCGCATCATTGGCTAAACAACTCGTTCTCTAAGGAAATTTTGTAAGCAATGGCTTCGTTTACCTCGTATGACGTTGTCGGTAAGAAGGAAGATATCTCCGACATCATCACCATGATCTCCCCGACCAAGACCCCGTTCACCACGCTTGTGGGCGAGGAAAAGGTCTGGAATACTCTGTTCCAGTGGCAGGAAGACTCGCTGGCCTCCCCGAACACCTCGAACGCCTTCGTTGATGGCTTCGTTGCTTCGGATGCTGCGCCGGTCGCTACTGTCATGCGCAACAACTATACGCAGATCCTCAGCAAGACCGTCAACGTCGCTGCGACCACCGATGCGGTGTCGCGCTACGGTCGTGCGAAGGAAATTGCCTATCAGCTCGGCAAGTACTCGGCTGAGGTCAAGCGTGACCTTGAGGCTATCATGCTGAGCGGTCAGACCGCCGCTGCTGGCTCGACCTCGGTCGCCCGCACGATGGCCTCATATCAGGCGATGGTCGACTCCTCGCTCCTGATTAAGACGGGCGGCGCTGACGTGACCATGACCGAAACGGTCCTGATGACCACGCTGAATAGCCTCTACGTGAACGGTGCGGACCCCTCGGTCCTCATGGTTCCCCCGGCTGAGGCTATCACCATCGCCAACTACGCGGCGGCTGCTGGTCGTTACCGCACCCTCCAGACGGGTACTCGCAACTCGCAAGACTCTATCGTCAACGTGATCGACCTCTATGTCTCGCCCTATGGTGAGATCAAGGTCATCCTGAACCGCTTCCAGCTTGCGACCGACTACCTGATCTTCGAGCCGGAAATGTGGAAGCGCCAGGTCCTTCGCCCGTGGTCCCGCGAGACCCTGGCCAAGGTTGGCGACTCGACCCGCATGATGATTGTAGGCGAGTTCTCGCTGAAGCACCGCAACTACTTCGCGTCCGCTATCGTTCGCAAGTCTGCGTAATATACCTTGGGGGAGGGGCTATATGCCTCTCCCTCTTTTACCTTCTGATTGTTAGATGAAACTGATCGACCCCCTTATCGAATTTATGGACGGTGGCCAGGACCACCAGCTTGTCATCAAGCAGGCCCAAGAGATTCCCACTGATTTCCTAGACAGCCTCAAAGAGGCGCGGCTTGAGTCCACTCGCCGCCCTATGGGTGACTTCCATCGCTTTGCGTCCATTCCGACCGCTGTGGTCGAGAAGTGGAAACGCGAGGGCTTCGACGTGATGAAAGAGTCGGCCCGAAGCATCATCCTGAAGCTCAAGTCTGAGGATCTAGACGCCTTCATTACCACCAACAAGGTTATCTAATGTCCATTACGAACACCTATGACGTGTCGTACTCGTCGCAGGCTCCTGTTTACTATCAGGTGACGGTTGGTAACACTGCGAAGAGCCTTTCGGGACTCAGCGTTCCCGTCCCTCCGTGGGCTACCATCGCCTTCATTACGCCTGAGACCGGTTCCCTGCGTTACCGCTGCGACGGTACGGCTCCGACCTCCACGGTTGGTCAGCCTATCGCTTCCGGTCAGGCGTGGTCCATTCAGGGTCAGAAGGCGCTCGCCGCCCTCCAGCTTATCGCTGCTTCCAACACGACCGTTTCCATCGAGTTTCGAGGTTAAGAATGGCGCTGCCCCTTATTCCCGCTGCACCCTTTAATGTCTCCAATTTGCCGCGCATTGGCCGTCGACTGGCCGCTTTCGGAGACAGCAAGGTCGCTCTTGGCTGGATCACTCCCAGCCCTCAACCGGCTGGCGCGCAGTACGCGGTCATGCAGCAGGCGAATGTGGGGTTCCTTAACTGGACCAATCGCCTCCTCGGCCAGTACTTCACGCCCCTCCAGAACTTCGGCGTCTCTGGCTATGATACCAGCCAGCTTCTCGCCAACACCTTTCCAAACCTTGTGGCCGCTGTATCCACCTACGATACCGTGTGGATCGACGTGGGTGTCAATGATGTTCGCCACAACCTGACGGACAAGTTTTCGCTCACGTTGAACGCTGCGAACCTCGATCTGCCATTTTACAGCAAGACCTATCCGTTCCTCGATGGCTCACTCAATGCAGGCCGCTTCGTGGACTTTGTGGTCGGCGTCACCTTCGCAACGGACAATACCGGCGCAGTGAACGTGTGGAGGCGCAATGAGGGCGCTGCGGGCTTCCAACAGGTCCTCAGTGTCTCAGGGGTCCAGACGCTCTCAACGAAGCCTTCGGTCTCCACGACCAAGGCTCACTATTGGAAGCAGGGCCTCTACCGCAGTCCGTCTCCCAACGTGACTAACGTCCACTACATGACCGGCCTTGTGCGCGCTCCTGACTTCGCAACGGCGGTTACCGCTGCCTTCGGAGGCTAAGATTGATTAAACGACTTCTGGCGGGGACCTTCGGGTCCCTGCTGTTCATTGCGGCTGCTTTCGGCCAAACGACTACCTTTCAGAACCTCAGCGTCCCGGAACCCTCACGACTCCCGGCCTTCCCGGTCTGACAGGCAACGTGCAGGGTACAGGCGTTCCGGGCCTCAATCAGTCCCATTGGTTCATTTGGAATAACCCCGGATCCTTTGATGGGACCGCTACGTTCCGGGCTGACCGCCACATAAACTTTGGCTCCGGTAACCCTGCCTACGTCTATTCGTCTGCCCTCGTTAAGGCCTCGAATAACCCCAGCGACCAAGGGTCCACCTACGCCTTCTCGGCGGAAATGGCCAACTATTCCAACGTCTCCAAAAACTCACATAACGTGGCTGTGGCAGGCACGGCTTGGAAGAACCCTCCGTCCACTTGGTCCTTTGCGGTCACAGCGGCCTCAGGCGACGGCACCACGGCGACCATCACATATTCCGATCCGCTGAACGGAACGATCCCGGTCGGCCATTACGTGCTTGTCTCAGGTGTGGCCCCTAGCGGCTACAACGCTACAGCCGCCCAAGTGACGGCCTCAAGCTGTTCCTCTGGAACCTGTACGGTCTCCTATCTGAACACTACGACCGGCGATATGACCACGGCTGGCACGATGGTGGATATCACTGTCGGGGCCACTTGGGCGCAGTACGGCAACTGCATCGATCAGACAAACATCCCTGATCCTATCTCGTCCTGCATTGGCGCAGAGTTCGACGTGTCGACCTATTCGGCTACCACGGACTCCCATAAGCAGCGTGTGGCTGTCCAGGTACAGGCTAAGGGAACCTCAGGCGCTCACGCGGGCCGGGGTATTCTGATCGGGACCGACTCTGGCGTGACCTTCGATCGAGGCATCGACTTCACCGGCACCTATGGTTACGGCATCGACTTCTCGTCGGGCACCTTCACTGGC